TGTAATCATAGCATCGCTGTCGTAATAAATGCGTGTCTTGTTATCCACAGCACCTACATCAACCCAAATGCTGCTGATACAACCACTTACTAGTTTGTCATCACTGCGCAACTCTTCCGGCAGTGTAGTAGGCTTCTTGGCCATGTCAATCAGCATTTGATACTGATCCATAACATCGTCAAACAATGACAACTCGTCTGCCCAGTCTTGTATTTTGCTCATTACCACCATCCTAATGTTCTACCGTTGCCTGTAATAATCATACAACAGGTTACTATGTGTAGCACAATCCAAAATGTCCTTGCCCATAGAGCTCGGTTGACATCTGTTTGCGGAATGGGTAAGAACTCTGGCTTATCATCGTCTGTGATACCAATTGGCATGCCTACTGTTCTTGCCCACCATTTGAGCATTCGTCTTTGTCCGCTCAAGTTCTGTTACCTCGTAGAGCAAAGTACATTCCGCCTACCCAAAGTAGCACATGGAAGTTGTCATATAGGATCACATCCATAAAGCTATCAGGTTGGCCTACCCAAATCACACCTGTCATAATACCTGTTATGACAATGCCACTAAAGCGTGTGATCAAGTCACCAAACTCTTTTAGGCGTTTGACATAATCCATCAAGCCACCTACGATCAACCCAAAGCCTGCGCCAATCTCACCTAATACAACAAATGTCCAAACCAACAGTGTCAGTTCAAATGCTGCTGCGGTTTCCGCATCAATAGGCCATTTGGAAAAACCTTGCTGTAGGAATACCACAATCAGTGGAATTCTAATCAACCAATGAGTCATACAGAACTCAGGTATTTTTCTTACAAATTCTTTAATCATTAACTTCCCCATCCTGCAAACTCGTCTTGTTCTGTTTGCTTTTGTTCTTTATTCATTCGCTTAAACCAAAACATGGCATATGAATTGCTACCTTGCATTGTCTAGCATATTGCTCTGGGCCCATAATAGATAGTGACATCAACAAAGGCAATGCTGTAAATGATAGAATGATTACTAGAAAGGCCCAACCAAGGCCTTTGGTTGTGCAATAATTTGTTTGTTCGCTCATACATGTTCTCCATCTGCTGCTCGGCCGTTATACTTTTTACCGCTCTTGAGCAGTTTGTTGATTGATTCTGGATTGTTTTCTGCTTGACGGAATGTCACTGCTGTAAGTGTTACACCAGTGATAAGAGCCATATGTGCAATAGCACTGATGCCAAACACTACATAACTGCCTACCATTACGGCAAACAATCCGCTCCAGATAAAGAATAGACACTGGAAAATCATATGTGCTACCATAGGGTCTAAGTTGCGTAGTGGTGATTTTTCAATGGTCATTACGCTGTCCCACATTTCACGTGGAATAGCAGCTAGTGTTGAGATAGTAGTTACCCATCCAATGGGCTTTGGTGTGGTGTTCATAACAAAATCCTTTTGTCTCTGTGTGTAGTATATATAGCATGGAAAAAATAGAAAGTCAAGTATACACAGGTGTGTAAAATTGTAGCAGTGTAACCGTTTCTGTTGCTAAGCCGGTTACCCACTCCCACATACCCTTAGGCTGCTAATGCCATCTCTGGCGCACGATTGTCATTTGCAATTGTGAATTTTGACCAATAACGCAGTCATCCGGTTAACTCCACTTCATCTTCACACCTGTCGATCCTATTTCGACCCCATCAAAGATAATCTGTCTAAGTGGTTTTTCTCAGATCAACGCTCGAAGCCTATCTTTCCAAGAAACCAATTCAAAGATAAAGAATGGAAAATTTCTTCGCCATTCCAGATTATCTATGGTGGAGTCGTCGGGTACCGCCCCCGAGTCCAGAATGTGTCCACGTTGCTTCAACGCTAACAGTTTATTTATACACTCTTTTCTTGATGATGTCAACCACTCTTTTGCTTAGTACAACTTCGTAATGGTTTCTATCTATTTCTGTGTAGTCTATGTCATCTCTACACATCATACTTGAACGTGTAACAATGCCGTCATTAGTTCCTTGTATCCACGGAACATCACCTACAGTTGTTACAACTTGTAACCAAGGAACTGTAATATCTATCTTTCGACTGTGTCTTATAAAGTCACTGTGTGTGGTAATGTCTTGAAATAGTTGATAGTTAGGGTTTAACATTGCTCCCCACATTGCAATCTCACTGCCATTGAATGGTGTTGCAAGACTAACTACACCTTTGATGTTTGAGAATTCTTCTTGCAGATAGGTTGCATATAATCCTCCCATACTGTGTGCAATTACGAAAAGAGGCTCGTCAGCATGTTTTAATAGTTCTATCCGCATAACAGATAGATTATCTTTTGCTGTGCTATCTTTTTCGTAGTTTAAGTAGATAGGATTTCTAGTTTTAAGTGACTGCTGTATAAAGGCAAAACTACGCTCACTGGCGGTTGCTCCGTGAATGTAAATAGTTTTCATACATTATTTATTAGACTTGTTAGCTTGTCTTTGTGCCGAGGCTGCTTCAACGCTAACAGTTTATTTATACCCTACCATTTGGGCATTGTCAAGATCTTTTTTTGACTTTGTACTGCTTCCATAAGTTTGCGCAGAGTTGCAGTTTTATCTGTTGGATCTTTGTAGCCGTTTTTGCTTTGCCATTGCGTAGTGTTGTTACACTGTTTGGAGAATTCTTTGTGTAGTAGTTGATCTAGATAATCTAGATCGCTCTCGTTAAGTTGTGCTATCTTTGAGGTTACCATATTTTTTCTCCCACGCTAGATCGAAACCTTCTTTACGATAAAGCGCCTCGTGGTTTCCCCAGAGGCGCTTGAAATAACTATCTTCCATTGATTTTACTTGTTGTTCATCACCTGCCCACTCATCGGGTATTAAGTGGCCTTTGACCATCCAGTGCAACTCGTTGGCCCATTTGAACTCTTTTGCTGTCATAATGTATTTACATTGTAACAGAATTTTAACGCTAACATACTACATTTCGTTTTTGCGTTCTTGGATTTCTTTACGGCGATCTTTTGTAAGTTTGCCTAGGTCACCAAGTGCTTTACGAGCTCGTGCTGCCGCGGCCTTTACACCTTTGCCTTCGAAAGTTTCTGCTTCTGCAATGTAATTATTAAATGCCTGAACAATTTCATCGTGTAAAGTTTTATCCATTTTGTTCTCCTGTAATAATATCATAAATCTTTTTCCAGTTCCATACACAAATTGCATTACCATTATAATTTTTATTATGATCGTGATTGATTAAAATACTATTAAGTCCTACTCGTAGTCCTACATCTGCATTTTCAGGCTTATCTTCAACCCACCAGCAGGATGTATCACGGTATTCTTCAAGGACTTCGTCTTTATCTGCACCTGTATCTAAGTAAACAAACTTTTCAAATACTGTAGGTCCAAACATTTCGATTAAGTTTTTAGTACGCAAATGCTGTGCATAATAATCGTCACTGAGACTAGTAATTGCATGAAACACATAGCCGTGTTCTTCATGCAATTTACGAACATATTTGATTGCATCGCGTAGTGGAGGAAGTTTTCGGATCCAAGCACTTTCATTAAACATACGAACTAGACGTTTAGTTTCGTCTTTGCCTAATCCATACTTAATATCCATTTGATAGTTACCGGTAGCGACTACACTATATCCATGCTTGGTCATCCAACGACCGAAAGCATATTCCCAATCAAAAAGTACGCCGTCGACGTCTGTTAATATAACTTTATCTTTCATAATTGCCTCTTTGTTGCCTTAAATTCTTATTACTTCTTATAATAGCATAAAAAAAGAGACCTGTCAAGTCTCTTTTTAAATAATTAAATTGTTAAAATTTAATCGCCTACTAGTACGTCACCACTACCAGAAGCAGCTTCGCCGCATACCGCAGCTTTGTCTCCTTCATTACATACCGCTTTGTTAGCTACAAATACATTGTTAGATCCTGCTGTAATAGTTTGGGGAGTGTGCGGTGCGTCTCCGTGGCCTGCAACACCATCTCCGTCAACAATAACTAGTTTATTATTAGCATAAACTGTTGACTGGCTCGGAATTAAATCGCCACCAGCTGCATCATTATCGCGACATATACCTGGCATTATACTAAAGCAATCCCCGACGTTTGCGAAGTATATTGTTTTGCAATCTCTGTTTCTGTTTTAGATACACAAGACACGCTACTAGTACGCAAATTAAATTTACTATCAGGGCTAACACTAAACATGAATGGTGCTAGTCCTAAACCTTCTGGATTTGCAATCAAAACCATAGGTTTCTTTAGTGTATAATACGTATCATCTTCTTTTTCAAGTCGACCAATGATTTCTTCGCCCGAACTTAATTTAAAAGATACTGTGTCGCCGTCTTTGTATGGTGCTTCAATTAACATTATAATGTATGTCCTGTTCCTGTGAAATTTGTTTCTTCTACGTATTTTGTAAACTGTTCATAGCCACCAACTTTTAAACCATTTACAACGATTTGTGGGAAAGTTCGTGCTTCAGGAAACTCCTCGAGCACTTTCTCTCTTTCAAAGTCTTTGCCTAATTCTAGATATTCAAAATCTAAACCACGCTGTTCACAAAATACTTTTGTCTTTGTGCATGACGGACATGCAGGCTTTCCCCAAATGTGTATCATAAGCTAAATCCTTTAAACATGTCTTTGTCAACGTCTTGTTTAATACCACCGATTACATAACTCTCAACTTCAGTTTCTTGTGGAGCAACTTGTAGTCCTGAACTTGACAACCAGTGTGTAGTCCAAGGTAGAGGATTAGTATTAATCGGAGCATCAAAAATAGCATCTAAACCTAATGCTTTTAAACGTCTGTTAGCGATGTATTCAACATATTGATGTAACAATGTTTCATTTAAACCAATAATTGAACCATCTTTAAATAGATACTCTGCCCACGCCTTTTCTTCTGCAACACTGGCACGCCACATATCGTAAACTTCTTCTCGACACTCTTTTGCAATTTCAACCATTTCTGGATCGTCTTTGCCTTGTGCCCAGTTCTTTAATACGTGTGTACTAAGTGCTAGGTGCTGTGCTTCGTCGCGAGCAATTAGTGAAATAATCTTAGCACTACCTTCCATCATTTTAAGCTCGCCAAATGCAAATGTACATGCAAATGACACATAGAAGCGAAGTCCTTCAAGAATATTCACATTCATCATTGCGAGATATAATTTCTTTTTAACATCTCGCATACTGCCTTTACCGTTTACTGCAAACTGTTCAGCAGCTTCTGTGAATGCATCATAGTTTTTAGTAACACTAGTTGCACGTTCAATAATCTTCTCATCATCTAAAATTGTATCAAATACTTCACTTGGATCTGCATACACATTTTTCATAATGTGTGTATACGAACGTGAGTGAATAGTTTCAAAGAAGTCCCAAGTAACAATACAGCCTTCTAGCTCAGGCAGTGATACATAAGGAAGAAACGCTAAACACGGTCCACGTCCTTGTACACTATCTAACAGTGTTTGATACTTTAGGTTAGCAGTAAAGATGTGTTTTTGTTCTGGACGGAAGTTTGCGTAGTCTGCTCTATCTTTCTGCAAACTAACTTCTTCTGGACGCCAAAAGTATCCTAGCATTGTTTGATTTAGTTTATCAAATACAGGAAACTTAAACACATCATATCTTTGAGTGTTTTGATCTGCACCAAAAAACATATTCTGTTTAGTGAAGTCTACTTTGTCTTTGTTAAAAACCGTTTTAGCCATTTCTAATCTTTCCTTAATGTCTCTTTATATTATAATGGGATCGGGCCCATTTGTCAAGTCTAAATTGCACATGCTTCGCAAGCTTCTTCATCTTCTAGGTCTGCAAAGCCGTTTAACTGTTGCGGAGCTTCAACTGGCTTTTCATCTTCAATTTCACTTGGATCAGTTTTATAATCATAAGTGTTTTGGTAGTAGCTTGTTTTCCAGCCTAGTTTGTATGTCATAAGCAGATCGTTTATCATTTGACTCATTGGCACTTCATTGTCCGGATAATGGGTTGGGTTATAACTCCAGTTACCGCTGATAGCTTGATCAAAGAACTTTTGCATTACCGCGACAACGTTGATGTAACCTTCGTTGCTAGGCATGTCCCACAACAGTGTGTAGGAGTTCTTAAGGCTTTGATATTGTGGGACAATCTGCTTAAGAGGTCCTTTCTTTGATTTTTTAACGGACAAGTAGCCTCTAGGTGGCTCAATTCCGTTTGTTGCGTTCGACACAACGGAACTGCTCTCTGATGGCATTTGTGCGGACAGAGTTGAGTGCCTGAGGCCGTGTTCTTTGATGTCAGATCGTAAAGTATCCCAATCATATCTTAACTCATTTGCTACAATATTATCAACATCCTTTTTGTACGTGTCAATTGGAAGGATGCCATCTGAGTATTTAG